ACGAGTTTAGCGTCGTGGACTTCGCGGGGCAACTTAAAAGATGTCATCGAGATTCTCCGTGGGTTCGGTGGGCTCTTCCATACTAACACGGTTGTACCAACCTGGGTAGTCAAGTGTCAAGATCCGTGGTTCGCGGTTGGGCCATTGGCCAGACTTCTCGCATTCGGCGTAGACCTTCAGAGCCTTCTCGCATTTGTACAGACCCTCGGCCATCATATCTGGTGTGACCTCAAACAGGTCCACTGTATATGGAGCCTTGCGCTCGACAGCGGCGAAGATGAATCGGAATGGCTTGCCGTAAGCAACCTCTGCGGCCTTGGCGTAGTAGGCGGCCTGGAAGTCGTAACCCAGTCCAACCACCTTCTTGGTGAACAGCTCAGGGTCTACGGTGTCGGTTGTCTTAAGATCAAGGACGATACCTTCGTCAACCAGGACACTGTCCAGGCGGGCCTTGCAGCGCACTCCCAGCCAGTCCCAGTAGATGGAGACCTCATTGCGTTTGATGTACTCTGCGTCGGTTCCTGAGTACCACTCAATGCGCTTCAGGGACTCGGCCATGCCTTGCACGCTGCCCCAGGGGTCATCCTTGCCGCCGGAGTTCAGGACGGTCTTGCGGCCTACGCTGGCCTTCCATTCCTTACCTTCCTTGGTGGTCAGCTTGATATTGTCAGGCTGTCTAACGTAGGCGCCATCAAAAGCTTTCTCGCCGTCCAGGACCAGGCAGTGGGCTGCGGTCCCGATCTTCATGGCGGGAGTCGGGATCAGCTTGCTCTTCAAGGCCGCCTGGTAGTGCGCGGGACTGTCTAGAATCTTCTTCAAGCTTGACTGGTTGACGCCGGGTTCCTTCCGGTACGCAAAGTCAGATTGATTGTAGGCGATTTCAGCAGTCACGGGTAGCAAAGCATATATACCATTCTATCAGAATGGCAACTCTTCCTGCTCGGTGCCAATCTCGCAAATTCTTACAGTCCAGGTGCTGTGCTCCTTCTTGCACTTAGTCCATCGGACAGACAGCTCGGAGATTATGCTGATCCTGTCGTCCACCCAGAGGACCTTGTTGACCGTGTCGAAGAACGCTCCAACCACATTGTCGATATCAGCCCTTCCCTCGCCGTACAGATCCATCTCGACGCGCAGAGGGCCTTCTAGCGGCGGACCGTCGTATTGCTCCTTGACCTTAGCTAGAAGCTCCTTCTGGTTCTTTTTATAAGACGCAGGCATGTAGGTCCCACGGCTAGTGACTCTTGGCCTGGCTTTACTGAAGAGGGGATGTAGAATCTCTAACGTAATCATCAGCTAGCTCTGCAATCACGGCAAGGATACCGAGACCGCCGAGAGAGACTCCCAGAAACTGGAAGAGGCCCGTTAATCCGACCAAAGAAAAGCAGATCATTTCCGCACCCCCTTTCGCATTCTGTTGTAGTGAGTTTTCGAGATTCCATACTTCTCATTGGCTTCCTGAAAGCTAAGCAGGGTCACTGATGACGGGTATTTTCGATAGAAGCCATCAGTTGGCTGCCATCTCCTGTTCAGCGATTGCTCTCGCTTGCTTGCCCATCGACAGTTCTCAGGGCAATAGTTGCCATCGTTGTCAATTCGATCAAGGGTGAAGCCCTCAGGTCTCTCTCCCATATCGTCGACAAACTGCCAGAAGTCATCCCATTCACTGCAAACCCTAACGCCCCTGCCTCCATAGTATGGATAGACAGGGGTGTTTTGATTGTTGCAGCGATTCCGCATGTTCTTCCAGGTCAGGTATAGCGGGTGGTGGCACTTTACTGGCATCTTCCGTTCCTGATAATACAGCTACTGCCATCCTTACGGAAGCCGATGATCATGCCGCGGCGCTCGACCGTAGACACGATCTCGTCATCGTCGAACTGATCCAGGGCTTTGCGGGACAGGATCTCATCGATCTCTTTCTGGGAGATCTCGAAAGGGCCCAGAGTAGGATCCCAGCCTGTCACGTAGTCAGGCGTATCCATCCAGAAATCGTTGACACTGAAAATGGTATCAGTGCCACCGGAACCGACCGGTCCGTCATCCCTGGGCGTCCATGCAAAGGGGATCTCCTCGGCGGCGCCCCAGTTCCCGTACTCCAGGATGGGCTCGTTGCCTTCTGCGGCACAGGCAGCGAAGTCCTCCAGCACGTCCTCATAGGCCACAGAGTACTGGCTAGGCTTGAGGGCTTCGATCTCACGCTCTAGGTACCAGATGGCCTTTTTCAGACCTTCAATGCGATCCTCGCCTGGCTTGCGGCCGTTACGGGAGATGTACTTGACGGCGTTGCCAAGGCGGTAGTTGAGGCCCCAGTCCTCGATTACAGCGATCGGCTCGTACTTCCGGTCGCCGCGGTAATGTGTGGGGTTAATCATGTCGGTCATAGAACCTCCAGGTTTCGGGAATCGTGGCAAACCACGGTTTTGTTTCCACGGTTTAGGCGCACCGTGCAGCGACTCTTTTCCCATTGTACCACCGTGCCCTTTTCCCAGCCAGCACCCATGAAAACCTTAACATTTGTCCCCTTGCGGAGGGCTGTCTCGAATTTGATGGAGCCGGACATGCGAGCGGAGCGCTTGGCGGCAGATGGTGCGGGTTTGTAGGTCCCGTCTTTGAGCGTGCGTCCCATTAGCGTCCCATCCTGTGCTGCTCGTTCAAGATGATGGCCGTGGTTGGGTGCTCGTTCCACACCTTGACAGCCTCTTCCCAGTTCAACCCCTTGGCAAGGGTGACCATGTTCTTGCGGTCGTACACCTTGAAGGTGCCACCACGATGGTCGTCGATGCCATTGGTGTTGATGTCATTTTCGAGCTGACGTTGGCGGCGTTGAGCCCGTTTCTTTTGTGCACGTCTAGGCATTGATTTCCCTCTCTAAGATGTACTGTTGAGGCAGGCTCCCGTCGATGCCGGCAACTGCCTTGATCACCGTTGGCAGGAACTTGTCCTCGGCGCTAAGAACCCAAAGGTCGTCCTCCTCGTCGTAGTAGATGATTCCGGTGGCTGTCATGTCGCCCAGAACTTCGTCCACAAGCCACTCCAGACGGGTTCTGTAGTCTTCGTGGTCCAGGTCATCACTCCAGCCGCTATAAAGCTCGCTGTGGGCGCATACAGGGGTGATAGAGCCTACAACCTCGGACTGGCGGACAGCCTTGCGGAACAAGAGGATGGCCCAGATAAATGGCTTGACGTCTGCCGTGGTGAGCTTAGGGACTCTGTCGTACAAGAGCCCCAGCGTTCCCGGTGCGATCTCGGCTTCTTCGATTCTAAATCCGAATTGACTCATGACTGCACCTCCCGAAGACGGCGGGCCAACTCGTCGACAAGCTCTTGGTCGGTAAAGATATCTAAAGGCGCCTGTTGATCAGCGGCCTCAATTCTCAGCAGCGTTCCTTCACCGAAGACAGTCTTGACTGCACGGTGGATCAACTCGTGACGAGACTGGAACATCCCCTTCCAGATCCGCTCAACGTGGATGCAGTAAGTCCCAGCAAGCCCCACATAGAAAGCCTTCACCACATGGTTCTCAAGCAGCATCCTTGTGCTGGGGATTTCAACGGCCTGAAGAACCTCGGACCACCTGTTTCCCGTGTTGATTGGTTTGATTGGCATAAAACCTCCTTGAGGACTGATCACATCCTAACACCAAAAAAGCCCAGGCGCAAGGCCCAGGCTTCTAAGGTCGTTCGGGAAGGGGTCGCCCCCATTCTATCAGAACGGATCCCCGCCACCAGTCGCGCCGTCGCGACGATCTTCCATAAATGTTACAGAAGCGTTCTTAACGTCAAGATAAAGCTTGTCGTTGTACTCGCGCTGGACGAGTTGGCCACGGACACACACGCGGTCGCCACGCTGAAGGCGGTCAGCCACGATGTCAGCCTGCTTTCCACTCACTTCGACGGAGTAGAACTGGCCCTTCTTCTCTTCATCCTTTGAGTAAAAATACTCTTGGTCGACCATGCTGAACTTGGCAATCTTGCCGCCGTTGCCGAACTCACGAACGGTGACAGCTTCAGTGCCTTGCTTGCATGTGACCTTGCCTGCGGTAGTGATTGCAGCCATTTTCAGTTCCTCGGGGAGGTTGTGTTGTTACTCTTCAGTCTAACAGCACGAGCCTCGTCTTTGGCCGCCTGCTCCTTGGCAACGGTCTCCTTCATGACACGCACAGCCTCGCTGTAGAGGTTCTGACAGTGCTTCTGGCTCATACCCAGCTTCGTGGCCACGACGTACATATTGCCACGTTTGGCGTAGGCCGCAACGATGTCCTGGGTCTTGGGACGGATGCCACACTTAGCCATCAGGTCACGCAGCTCCAAAGCCGCACGGTCTTCAGGCAGGGACTTGGTATCAAGGATGCGGTTCTCATTGCTCAACAGGTCGGAAAGCATGCCATCTTCGTCATCACCGAGGCGGACATCGATAGAGCTAACAGACAGGGAGCGGGAGGCGGAGTTCAGGACAGCGTCACCAATGCGACCGTTCTTGCTCTTGCTGGGCCGACCATGGCGGCGGCGATACAGCAGCTCACAGATAGTGTTCTCGGGGATATAGACGGGACGGTCGACGCTGTTGTGCCAGCGGGTGAATGCTTGACGGATCCAGTTGTTGGCATAGGTAGAGAAGGTGTAGCCCTTGGCTGGGTCAAACTTCTCAGCGGCTCGGCGTAGACCGATGTAGCCCTGCTGCAACAGGTCAGAGGCCACCGCGTCGCTCATAGTAAAACCAGCACGCTTGTTGAGGTACTGGCGCACGATGCCAGGGATTAAGCGCAGGTTATGTTCGCAGATTTTGTTGATGACCTTGATGTAAGCCTTGGAGCCAGGCTCCAGCGTGTCGCGCTTCTTGGCCAGTCGGATCATCTCGGTCTTCGGCAGGAGCGGGAAGCGGCCTGCAGCGTTGAGCCAGGAT